GCTTACCCGTTTGGATTGCGGTAAGTTTGCGGCGATTGCCGCGCTCTTTTTCATTGATTCTGGATCAGCCGAAATGGCCGCATTTTGGTTCTCCATGTCCGTTGACATGTAGGGCGTTGGTCCTTTGTAGTTAGGCATAAGAAAATCTCCTTTGCCCTAATCTTGGCTGCTGGGACACGTCAGCAACCGCTTTTGGGGTTGTGTGCCGCCTAGCTAAATGTCGTTACGAGGCGACTTTTCGACTGTGCGTCTACCAGTTTCTGAAGATCGGGTGGCAAGTTACGAATTGCCTTTGGCTCGGTATATGGGGTTGCCCCATCGATGGTCGCCAAGCCAATCGCTATTGCCAGAACATCGTCATCATGCTTGCCGGTGGCGGCCTCCGGCCTTCCGTTTTCGGCAACGACAAAACTCCTTAACTCAGAAACCGCATGCTTGCATGAGATGTCGATCCCAAACTCCTTCTCGTTATAATCTCTTATGTGGGAGGCAAGGTTTTCCACAACCATACGCCTAGTCTTGTCGGTGGTTTGCCAGCCCAAGGCCTTGGATCTTTTGGACTCCCGCAAATTAAATATCTCCCTTTGGTAAATGTTCAAGTTAGCCGCCTTCAAAAGCTCAATAAGCGCAAGGCCAGGGCCGTTGACCTCCGGGACGATTAGGCACCCTCCATAATAAAGAGCCAGCCGCTCAATCAAATCCGCCAGCACATCTATGTCCACTCGGCATGGGGGACGGATCCGCGCGACCACCGAATGCCGAACCCATTTGTCCGTATCGTCGTGATAACCGGCCTTGAGCACAAACACGGCATGGGCGTCCGGATCGGCTCCGCTGACTTGCGAGCTTCCCGTCATGCAGTCAACGGCAATCAGGTAACGAGCCATGTTCTGCGGCTGCTCCCACACATAAAGCCAGCTTTCCGGCTGTGATGTCTTGCGGAAAATTGGTTTTGTAAAGTTGCTTGGAGTATCCAAAACCCCAAACATGGACTCTTTTTTGCAAAGCTGATCCAGGTGAGCCAGTCCATCCTGGTCAAACCTTGGGCGTCCGGAAGTTAGGAAGCAGGTAATTGGGTCGTTGGGATATTCCTGATCAAACTGCTTGTGGTCGCCGGCACACTTTTCTTTAAGCACCCTTCGCCTCCAAAGAATCTGGCCGTTGGTCAGGTTGTACCTGCTTTTCAGGTCCTCCTCGCGGAAGGTCAGCTCAAGATCGCCTTCGTGAGGCTCGCTGTTCTCCTCAAAATCATGCCACGCCGCAAACACGCGGACATACCCGTTCCCTGTTTGTCCCTTTTTGTAATCCTCAAATTCGACCGCATTTTGCCAAGTGTTGTAAAAAGCCCCGCCAGCCCCATTGGGGGTGGACTCCTCAATGACAATCGTGTCTGGCTTGGCCGGAACGCAATTACGGATAGCCAACAGGATTTTTTCACCGGATCTTTCCCCGGCCCTGCGGTAGTGGGCAACCTCGGAGCAGAGGAGCGCCTGAAGGGTCATGGATCGGCCGGCCCCCGGATCGTTGGCCGTCTCCTTAACGATGCGCGACCCATGGCTAAATTCTCCTCGGCTTGGATTGTAGGTGTTCCCCCAGTCCAAAGTGTCGTTTTCAATGTAGCGGTTCACCATGTTAAATAGGTTTTGGGACGTATCCAGCTCATCTCCAATCAAGCAGGCGGACACATTGGGCGTGGATCTGACAAAATGGGTTATGACGGCAGACGTTATGGTTGAGCTCCCCATCTGTCTTGGCTTGAGAACAACAAGCCGAACTGGCTTCTTGTTGTCCCGCATAAACGCCACAATTTCCGACACGCGCTTCTGAAGATAATTGGCGGTTGGATTTACTAGCTTTGCATCCTTGTTAAGGATCCGCGTGAAGCCCTCCCACCACACCAAGAAGTCCTTTTTGGCGATGGCCTGCACCGCCTCAAGGGTTATTTCTTCGGCCATTTGTAATAAATAGATTTGCCTTGGCCTCCGGAACTGGAGGTTGGCGGCCCGTAAGGCGCGGTTTTCCAAATTCCAAATTTGGACAGCCTGCGTTTCTCGGAAAGGCTTTTAGCCTTATTTTTACGTTTTTTCATTTTTCCACCAATCCGCCGGATCGTTTTTAATCTTAAACTTAGCTCGAATTGCCTCGTGTGCCTCGGAAACTTCGGTAGTTAAGGCAATTTTTGGATCTCCATTTTCCACCCAAAGACGTAAAAACCCCTCATCCCAAAGATATTGAAGAGCTTTAATAATTTTTTTTTCGCGACTCACGATGCTCTTTGAATTGGCATTCTGTATTCAAGCCCATTAAGCCAAATTCTTAAATAGGTTCCGGTTGCTCCAGTTGGGGCGGTTGTGGTTGTAAGTCCGTTCATGGCGTTTCCACCGCTTCCGCCAATGGCAAGTGAGCCATCAACGGCTGGCGAAACTGCTCCCCTGCCTAAAACAAGGCAAAGACCTCTTGAGCCAGAATCAACATTTGCTTCGCTTCCCACCACTGTGTTGCCACTCCCAGTTACGATTGATTGACCAGCTTGGTAGCCAATCCCTGTATTGTGCGCTCCAGTACTGTTAAATAAGCAATACGCCCCAACTCCTGTATTTGCCCCGTTTGTCCCGTTATTTGAGTAGATGGCAAATGCTCCAACTGCGGTGTTCACCCCAGCAAGCGTGTTGTTGGTGAGTGCTTGAAACCCAAGCGCCGTGTTGTCGGTTCCAGTTGAATTTTTGGCAAGGGCTTCTGTGCCCAAAGCCGAATTATTGTCTACCGTGTTATCCCTTAAGGCACGAATCCCAACGGCAACATTATTGCTCCCGTTGGCATTGGTAGAGAGCGAGTAAGCCCCGACAGCCGTGTTTCCAGCACCCGTGTTAAGGAAGGCAAGGGCATTGCTTCCAACTCCAACATTATTGTTATTTTGACAGCTTTGCATTGTGCTTACGCCGACCGCAACATTTCCACTACCCGAACCTCGGGCGTGCGCCCTATATCCAACCGCAGTGTTGTTATCTCCAGAAGGGGAGTTAGAATATGCGGTTTCACATCCAACCGCAGTGTTATTATTTCCATCATTTTCTCTTAAGGCATAATACCCAATGGCGACACAATTCGACCCCCCTCTTGTTTTAGCGTCTACCCCAAGAACTGTGTTCCCGCTTCCAGCCAAAACAGGGTTTAGTCCGTATAGTGCGTCCCCCGCCCGTATATTTGAACCGCCAGTAAACGGCGCCTCCCGAAGGAGGCGATAGCTAAGGTCGGTAATGTCAGAAATTGAATGAGCGTGTCCGGTCGGTGAAGCACCAATATCAGAAGGAGTTAAGGCATCTGTTCCGCCCGTTGCGTGGGTGGATTTATGAGCCGTGGGTGTTCTTGAGTTAGAAAGCCTTGAGTCAGTTGTAATGACTGCCGTTCCAGTAATTGCCGATGGAGAAATGCCAGTTGCAGGGGCGTAGCTACCAGAGGCTTGCTTGCCGTCTAGGGTATTCTGCAAGTTTGTTACATCGGAAATGGCGTGAGTGTGGGAAGTCGCTGAAGCGCCGATATCGGCTGGGGTTAAAGCGTCTGCACCTCCTGTCGCATGAGAAGATTTGTGTGCAGTTGGAGTTCTTTTATCGGAAAGTCTTGCGTCATTGCTTGCGCAAGCCCCAACATCCGAAGCAGTAAGCGTGACTGCACCAGTTTTTGTGTTTATTGATGTTACTTCGCTGGGGCTAATTTCAATGTAAGCAGAACCAGACCAGCGGAATGTTTTATTTGTCGCAAGGGACACATAAATTTTTCCAGCCTCGCCAGTTGCCGGGAAAGCTGAGTTATTTGCATACTCCAACACATCATCGACAAAACTTGGAAGTTGGTCAGACGGGACTTTCCCGCCAACCAAAGTTGCGTAGGTTCCTGATGCTTGCTTTCCATCCAAGGCCGACTGAAGGTTTGTTACGTCTGATATTGCGTGAGAATGAGCAGTCGGAGTTCGTGCGTCTGAAAGTCTGGGATCGCTCGTAACGACTGCTGTTCCGGTGATTGCTGAGGGAGAGATGCCACTTGCGGGAGCGTAGTTACCAGAGGGTTGCTTTCCGTCTAAAGCATTCTGCAAGTTTGTTACATCAGAAATAGGGTGGCTGTGTGCCGTTGGGTTCCGCGAGTCTGAAAGTCTTGAATCATTTGTGTAAACAAGATTTGCCGTGTTGCTAATGCCATGGGGATTTGTCAAGGCATTGTGGGCAGATACGGCGGCCGCAACCTCGGCATCGAGCGAGGCTTGGTCCGGAAGGTTTGCTACGGGTACTTTTGCGTTTGCGTCTAGTGGTGCGTAGCCGTTAGCAGTCCCCTTGTTTGCCTTGTCCTCTTTTGAGGACAAAAGAATAGTGCCGTTGTCCTGAATTTGGGCGGCTGCGTCGATGAAGGGTAATTCTGCCACGCGCCGAGTCTGTGAAAGACGGGCAACTTGCCAACCGTTCGATTTTGCTTTGTGCCGCCTAGTTTTTCCCCTTCCACGTCCACCGCATGTCTAGCGGTAATTTATGCTGGTAAGTTATCCAGATTAGCCGCAGCCAACCAAGAAGCGGGTGATTGTGAACCACGCGGTCTTTCCTTGGAATTGGTGTTTTGCAGACAACTTTGACGCCTGGAATTGGCTTCATATCAGGCCGTCCTCGATCTTGCGCTTGAGCCGCCAGGCTGTTCCACGGGAAACGCCTACCGCTTTGGCGATGTGGCGTGTGGTCACATCATTGCCGGCGGCCACCAGCATTTTGGCGTGGGCCAGTTGTTGCTCGGTGACGATGGTGCGCCGGCCGAGCAGTACGCCTTTGGACTTGGCGGCCCGCATGCCGGCCTTGGTGCGTTCACGGATTAGGTCGCGTTCGAATTCAGCCACAGCGGCCAGCACATTCAGCTGAAGTTTGCTGGCGGGATTGATGGATCCGGCGGAGGTGTCAATGCCTTGCGTGGGCACGACCAAGCCCACGTTGGCTTCCAGCAGCACATTGATAATGCCGGCGAGGTGCTGGGTTGATCTGCCCATGCGATCCAGCTTCCATGTCAGCACAAGATCCACGGATCCTGACGCCACATCGGCCATCATTCGGGTAAGGGCTGGGCGGTCAAATTTTGCGCCGGAAATTCCATGATCCTCGTACATCACCGGCTCCCACCCACGCTTCCGAGCATATTCAAGGAGCTCGGTGGTCTGGAGCGTGGTATCCTGGTCGTCGGTGGACACTCGGGTGTAGATGGCAACTTTTCTTGGCTGGACGCTAATCATTTTGCCTCCTTGGCCCAAGGGTTTGCATCGGGGTTTTCGCGGTAGAACTTTTCTTGAGCCTTGCGGCGGTTCCACGAATCAATTTCATGCAGGGGCGGCTTGAGGCCAGCATCGACATCGGCCTGCCGGCGGGCGCGGCAGTAATCGGCTGGATGGGGCGCGCCGGGCATTTTATGGCCGTTAATAAAATAGGTTCGCACGTAATCACCAAGGTAACATGAAAACTCGATGGAAACCTCGGTACTCGCAAACGCCCTGCGGAAGTCGGTGTAAACCCTGGTTTCATCAAGGGTCGGCGGCCGCTCCTTGACCTGGACAAGCTGGGTTCCGCCATATTTCCGCATTGGCCCCGAAACCTTGTCCGCACCGGTCTGGGCTAGGGTTAAACTTGAAGTTAGTGTTAGCAACAGAATGATTGTTTTCATGCCATTAAACACCGGCCGTCCGCAGTTTGGGGGCACCCAATAAAACCAAACTAACATAAAATAGTGTTAGCATTCAGATGTTGCTGCCTGTCAATGGTGGTTCCCTTACAACCCTCCATATAAGTTATAAGATCAGAATTTTAAGACTGTCCCTCTTATAAAGTTACATCTCTCTTATATAATATATAATATAGGAAACCTGATCTTCTAATCAATAGGTAATCTTAAGAGACTTACATCTCACCTAGTTATAAAAGTTAAATCTTTCTTTTAAGGGTGATAAGGGGGTTACGGGGGAAAAGAGGGTGACCCCATCAGTGCTTCACATAGCTATTTAACACTAGCTTTTGTAAGTACGTAACAATCAAGGCTTATATAAATTAGCAGAATGTAAGTGGGGGCCAGGCATCTCTTTTATATAGGCCCAGCTGTCACCACCTTGTCGGCCTATGTAAATTTGTTTTAGCCTATTTAGCGGCCCAATACGTCGATTCCAGCTTGCGGGTCAGACCCAAATTTTACTTTAAGTAACCAAGCTCTTCAAAATCCGTTTTGTATTTTTCAAAAATTATTTTCTTTTGAGCATCAGTCAATTTCTTTGCAGCCTTTGGCTGCCAATCAGAAAAATCAATTTCTGGATACCCCCATTTAACCATTAAAGCGTTTACTTCTTTTGGCATGCTTTCGTGACGAACCACATTTTTTACCGATTTTGCCATAGGAGCCTGCATGGCAAAGTGACCCTCCTCCGGAAGGTTGTAGCTTAAAAGCTCTTCATAATTAGTTGGTAAATTCCGCGAAGGAATTTCAACTTCAGATCCGTCGGCAACCACCCGCCCTCCGTGCAGCTGCAGAGACGACATGTTGCTTCTCAATATGTTTTCAAAAGCTATTTCTGACGCCACCCTGTCGTACGGATTGCGAACAACCGTAAACCAGTTTTTCCTTAATATCAGCACTTCAGGCGTTGGAATTCGATGCCAGGGAGGAGCCCAGCCAGCTCTTACAACCTTTGTAAGAGGATCATTTGCCACAAAAGCCGGATCAAAACGCCCGAGCCCAATCTTGCGCGAAAGATACTCACCACCGCTTCGCGTTACATGCAAAAACCCCAGTCCGGGTCGCTTGCTTCTTTCCGCTTCAGCGGCCTCGGGACTAGGTATCCCCTCCAAAAATTCCAGTTCTGCCCTAGTCATAATGCAATGTCGCTACACAAACAAACTACGCATAGGCAAACATTATTTTGGTCAAGGTGGCACAAAAAATTTTAGGGGGGGGTGGGCATTTTTAGCCCCACCCCGGTAAAAAAATTAGGGGGGGGGTGGTCTTAAATTTTAAGATTCCTGGGGGAGGGGGCAGGGAACCCATTCGATTTTTAATACGTTATACGTTGGATTGGCTGGCGTGGATTTGGGGAGTGGGTGGTGGTGGGGGTTCTCTGATTGCTTGCCTCTGTCGGCCTGTCACCGCCCGAAATCCTCCCCTTTCGGGCTGTCCTCTGTAAGTCCTTGCCCTGTCGGGCTACCCTCCCCGCTTGCGTGGGTGAGGGGAAAGGCAAAGGGGTCGAACCTTGCCCAGTCAATCAGCTTCCAGCCAGAACATTGTCGGCGTTGCCAGCCTCAACGCTCCCGCCTTTGTATTTCAGCTTACCGCCTTCGGTCAGCGTCAGCGAGGCCAGCATCTTGTCGAGTCTGGTTGCCAAGATCGGGGCGATGATCGCAAGGATCCGCCTCAGCTTGGCGTTTTCGGTTTCTGCGGTTTCGGCTCGCCTCATCCAAGCGTGGAACAGGTTCGCCTCGAATTGTCTGCGTTCTGTGGTTGTCATTCTTTTTAACTGGTCGAGTCCGTTAGCCAGCGTGTCCCCAAGCCTGTTCCCTTGCTTGAAAGATCATCGCCACGCCCTCATCGGCTCTTATGTAAGCGTATAAGGGGACTAGGTGATCCTTCTGGTCTTGGTTCAGTCTGGTTCTAAAGAACTCCTTGAATGTGGTGACGAATTCGGGGTGCGGGCTTTTTGGGTTTTCGGCGGTCATGGTTTTCAAAGCCTCGTTGCACAGATCGGGCCGATTCCACGCTCCACGCTGGCGGGGTCTGTCAGCCTTGCACCGCACACCACGCACCGCCCGATTGCCTTGCCGATTTCCTTGCATTGGTCGAGTGTCAAGCGGTTGGCCTCGGACAATCCGCCCATTGAGCCACGGATGTAGACGAATTGACCGCTGGCTGGCTCTAACATCAAAGCGTAAAGGTGTCCCGCTTGGGCTTGCTGAACTCGGAACACTCTGCCCTGTTCATCCCGAAACATTCCTTCCCGCTGAATCCGTTGCGGTTCGGGGTGGCTGATAAGCCAACGATCCACGGCCTCACGAAATGCCACGCTGTCGCTGTATCGGGGATTGGCTTGCCAGTTTTTAGCGAACCAACGCAGGGTCGGCTCTGGCATCTGGCTGATGGGCGTTCCCTTCCACTTTCCAACAGGGCAAACGGCATCGGGTTGCGTTTCTTGGTTAATTTCGGCGAATTGGGTTGTCATATTCTTAAACGCTCGCCGTCCGAAAAAGTGGGCGGGTTAGTCACCTCCCCGCACCGACTGGCCTCCTTTCCTTATTTGCACAAGGCCGACAAACGGATCGGCCTCATTCCCGAAGTTTCCGAAGCATCGAAAAACTGGCCGTTTTGGGCTTCTCGTGTTTCGATGCGTCTGATTGCGTCCATCATCGCTTGACGATTCCTTTCCTGTCGGCGGTTGATCTGGTCGATCTTGGCTTGCAAATGCTCGCTAAATGTTTTGGTGTCTTTCATTAGTCCACCTCTGGCCGTGCTTCTTCGGCTTCGATCTCCTCGATCTGATCTCTGGAGATTTGGCATTTCCAAGGAGCCACGAACAGCAGGTGGAAAATGTCGGAGACTTCTGCCCCTCCGACTTGGGCTTCGATTGCTTGGGTTGTCATACCCTTAAATCGGTTCCGTCCGTGCGTGGGTCGTGACGATTCCGAGGCTGGCCGTGACGAGCGTGGGATATTTTTCCGCAAACTCCCGAATCTCCACCTCTGCCACGCCTTGAGCGTCCGAGGTTGTCATTCCCTCAAAGTATTCGAGATAGGCGACACGCCTTTGAAAGGCGGTGAGGCTGTGGGCTTTGTTTGTCACCCAGCGGACAAAATCCCCGATCCCCGCCATTTCGTGACCTCCCACGCTGAAGCTCTGGGCTTCGGGATATTCCCGAAACTCCTCCACGCTTGGGAGGGACGAATCATAAAGGTGCGTCCGTTTCCAGTCGTAGATTGTGAACACCTTTCCCGAATCGGAAGTAAAACGCCACTCGCCCGAAACTTTGTAGCCGTCAGATTCTTCGGGCATCCCGAACATCGTCACAAGGTCGAGGAATCGGATATGGATTTCCCCGATCTTGTGCGTTCCGTTGATGTCGGCGTTGGGAGTCAGATGGAAGGGCTGGTCGAAGCAATTCATTTGCCCCTCCGTGCCAATTCTTCGACAATGTGGCGGTAGTGGAGGGATTCGGTTGCGTTTTTGGTTTCAAGCTCTGCTTTTTTGGCAAGCAGGGCTTCCGTCTTTGTGTTGTTGATTTTGGTTGCCATAACCTTGAACCTTCGCCGTCCGAAATTTTGACTTGGATTTATTGGCTCCCGCCAAGTCAGCGGATGACAACTCTGTGCGTTCCTACTGGAACCAGATTGAGCCGAAGTCTGTCAGCGTCCGCAAATCCAGATCGTTAGGACGCAAACGCCCAAGAACCCGAAAACGATGACGAAATCCATTTCAATACTCCTCCGCAAGCATAATGGTCAGCACTCGGCGGGTCTTGGAGGGATCGGCGGGATTCTCGGATCCGAATTCGTAATTGGTGTCGTAGTAGTCGATTTTGGCGAACAGCTTTTTGTCCTTGAAGGTGAAGGAAAAAAAGTCGTGTTCTCCGTGCGGGTCGTTGTCCTCGTTGAAGTTGTCGAAGTCTCGAACAAGGCTCATCAATTCATTGACTATCGGAGCCCCAGCCAAGGCCGTCACGCCTCTGGTCATCATAATGCGACCAAGGGAGGTGTCACCCTTGCGGAATTTGTCGTTGAGGTTTCGTATCTGGTCGGTGTGTTGGATGAATTCTGTGGTCATAAACTTAAACAACCTCCGTCCGTGCGTAGTATTCGGCCATCTGTGCGTCTTGCCTGTCTCGCTCGGCTTGGATTTCGTCCAGAATCTTCTGAAGCTCGCCTGTGAGAAGGATCACGGCGTTTCGCAGTTCATCGAATCCCGCCGTCTTGGAAGATGCCAAGGCAAGGGCGTTGGAGATGTTGGTTTCGGTGGCGTGGTAGTTCATACATCGACCCCGCACCTTCTTGCGATGGCTTCATAATTCTGCATCCATTCAAGAAGAATGGCCTCGGCACTCTGGCGGGTTAGGTCAAACGCTTCCCGAAGGAAGGGAACCGCCCCGAACATATTTGTCTTGCCCGATTTTTGGAGTCGGAAAAGAAACTTGAAGTATTTTGTTTTTTCGTTTTCCAGCTCAATGATTGTTTTTTCCAAGGTGTTCACGCCATCACCTCCTCTTGCCAGTAAAGGGTGCTAAAAATAGCGACCCAAGTGGATTGGTCTTTCCGCAATCCTTGAAAGACCATCACGCCTTCATCTTTGACGATGAAGGTTTCAGCGGTTTTCTTGACGCTGTATCCGACCCGCTTGGCTTCTGCCAGATACTTGGCGATGGTTTCCGATTTCATCAATCGGGCGAAGGTTTTTCGGTTTGGTGTCATACCCTTAAACATTCAAAGTCCGTCACCACGAGGAACGATGAAGCGGTCTTTGATCCACTTGGCCGAGTTGGCCGTTGCGGAGCGTTGCCACGGATAGGAACCCCGATCCTTGAAAACCCAGCCCTCGAAAAAGTCCTCTCCAAGCCGTTTGTTGGATTCGACCATTTTTTCGGAGAACTCTGGAACCTTGTCGGCGGGAACTTCATCCAAGCAGACGACCCTTGGCGAACTGCTGAAAGCGAAGTCGAACAGCGTGTAATTTGGCAGATGATTGCGAAGGCGGGTTTTACGGATGTCGTAGGATGTTTCGTCATTGGTGTCCATCGAATCGAACAGCACCACGGAGCCTTTGCCTGTCTTGGTGCGAAGGCCAAGGAACTCGCCGTCAAGAAATCGGGAGTCCGACCAGACAGGGAAAAAGTAGTCAGACAGAACCTTTAGAACATCGGCTTCATATTTGAACCGCTGGCCGTGCCTGTTCCAGACTTGGCGAAGCTCGCAATCAATGACGATCCGCCAGCCGTTGATTTTTGGTTCGCAAGCCCAGCTTTTTGCGGGAAGGACATTCCGAGCGTTAGGCCAGTTGGTTGGCCGTGCGGGATAGAACCGCAACGGCATCGCAATCTCGCAACTAGGCGACATAGATCACGGCAGGGCAGACCCTTTGGAAATCGAGATTGCCCTGCGGGGTTAGAAGTTTCGCTCGCTCCGTGTGGAAGCTCGGAGTCGGAGTCACGCCGATCTTGATGTCCACGGCCTCGCCAGCCAGCGGAAGAAGCTCGGTCAGCTTGTTCACGAACTCCTGTGCGGTGGCGGGAGGCAGTTTCGAGCCGTCAATCTTGAAGGTGAACGCCTGTTTGAAGTGCTGTTCCAGACCACTCGGAGCCTGTTCGATGACAGGATACCGCTTGGTCATCGTCAGACGGCAGACCTTGGACTTGCCAAGGAGAACGCCAGAGGAGGGAACCTCCTGTGACGCTTGTGCGATCTGGGAGATGGTTTCAAACCACGGCAGGGTGACGGCATCGAGAAGGAGTTGCTTGGCTACCTTCAGACCGCCTTCAGCCGAATCAAATGTCTCCTTGGCCTGTGCAAAGGAGTCCACCAGTTCGGGAGGTGCGGGGATGCTGATTTTCTCGGTTTTGGCCGACTTGGGTTTGTTGGCCTTCGATTGGATTTTGGATAGGTCGATCATACCCTTAAACCT